CTCAATAGAAGGTGCTAACTCCCTTAAGGAAAATAGCAACTCTCCCTCGAAATGGTCTACGACACTATCGATGAATTGGTCAAATGGGAGGAAACCCAAGGTCTTCGCAAAGGCCTGGATTCCTCGCATAAAAGCTGCTTTCTCCCAAGAAAGCTGCGGACGAACCATCTTTAGTCGTATTAAAGAGTTCCAATCAAAATACAAACCCAAATGTTTCTTCTTACGAAGAGAATTTGGATTTTCCTCTGTATCAAAATAGGTCTGAAGATCTATATTGTCAAAAGGAATTGAATTTTGAATTGACTCCATGATGATTTCTAAAAGATCATTAAAATGTGAACGCCACCCCGAAGAAAGTTCAGGATTCCATAAATCTGAACACAACTTCAGCTGAAGTAAGTGTGAAAGATTATAATCTCCTTTAAGGAGAATGGAAATGAACCTTCGAATTTTGGGTGGGGTATGAAGATATCCTTGCTTTAAAGGATGAGGATAATTCATACCTCCCAATTCACGGGGTACATAAGTTGGTAAACCAAGGGCAAGACAATCCTTAAAAAAGGAATGATTTTGCCATATCACCCAACGAGAGAGTTCTCTGTAGAGAATTTTTTCATTAGGTGGCATCCAACGTATGCCTTGAAAGGCGGCCACACCTCTGGACCACTTTTCAGGTATCTCCTTCCTACCAGGCAATCGAGAAATCATTGCTTGGGAAGTTAGAGATGTACATCGATAAATGTCGATGTAACCACAACGCTTCTTAAGAAGCGTAGGATCTGAAATGTCAACCTTCACTAATCCTTCAGTGAAAACACCATATTCTTTAGAAATGGAGTTTACACCAGGAGAAGGGATGGCGCCAGAGAGTTTGATCAAAGAATGGAAAAGATCAATTCTTGGCCTTAAGGCAAGAGATATCTGATCATCTCCACATCGTTGAGTCAAGGGATCATCTGTGATCTCATATGCTCGAAAAGACTCAATAGTCTTCTCAAGTAATAGACATCCAGGTAAATCTTCCGAACGAAAACCCAAATCAAAAAGTACCGCTGACCATTGCCAGTGGTACCGAAGATAAAGGTTTAAGATCGGCCAACTCGGGGGATTCCCCATGAGCTCACCACGAGTGGTAAGCTCAATAGGAGGAATTTGAGGAAAACCCGGTAACTTTCCATATTCCACACGGTAAGGTGTAAAGGCAAGAGAATTTAGAAGTAACAACAACTTCCGAAATCTCATAGAGGGAACACTCTCTATAAGTCCTCTTCCCAACACATAACAAAAATCGATTAAAAAGGTGTCAGTGGACCTCGAAAGGTCCAATTACATTAATTCGTAAACAAACGGAAAACCATACTTTAAGGTATAGTTATTCAGGTTATTAACGAATGCATCGATTTTTCCTTCACCAGATAAAGCTCCACATTCAGAATCACTTTCAAAGATTTTGAACATAAAGAGTCTAAAGATATGTAATAAGGAAATTATTTCGGGCTGTCCTTCGGTGATTACTCGTGCTTTTGCACCAGTATCATCGACGGAAACAGCTTTGACAGTCGATGGTAAGAACCCTTCCGGTACTTGCCACATGTCAAAGTTTTCAGTCCAAAGTAAATCACCTAATCCATGAAAAGGACAACATTGCGGACCGAAGTCCGGAAATGAGTCCTTCCAAGGAATAAGGTGACCCTTAACCCATAATTCATGTAAAAGTCGTAATAGCAAAATCCATTGGGGTTTTGGTATATAGGGACCGGTCGGTTCATCTAAGTTCTCACAAAGAGATTTTAGAAA